GTTTCCCAGTCACGATCAAGGAGGCGGTCAATGCTTTTCATTCTTAGGGCAAGGTTTAACAGCAAATAGGGTTCAGACAATACAAGATAAGGATGGTACTATTGCTCATTTAGATGATATCCCTGCAATTACAATCCCATATAGAGGGCGTACGTCAGCAACGGTAAGTTCTGCAATTTATTCTTTCAATGTGGCAACTACTGGTAATATTGAAATAACAACAGCTAGCGAGGTAACAATAACCATAAGCATGACTAGTATAAGTAGTTCTGTGGGTTATCCAACAATGGTTCATCTAAAGACAACAAGGGTTGGGGGAACAACATTTACCTTTGGTGCAAACATTTTTGATAAAAATGGAATTGTATCTCCTTCAATCGTTTTAGCTGAAAATGAAGAATATACTTTTCATTTTGTCAGCAATAGTTCTTCTGCTGTCAGAGCAACAAATTACTAAAGATAAGGAGATATTCATGATGTTTTGGTACTTTGAATTATTATTTGTACATTTACACTCCAATTGAACGTTTAACAATAAAAATAGAATTGAAATGGAAAGATTTAACAAATTATCATCAGTACTCCGTTATGTAGGTTTGAATTTAAACCCTGCAATCCTTGAAGTAGTCATTACTCTTGACGAGAAATTAGCAAAGGGTGATTTAACTCTTGACCATATTGATGCAGTTGTTGCAGCTATCGATGCTAAGAATCAACCTGCAGATACACCTAGTGAGACTCCTGCTGCTCCTGCTAAAGGTAAGAAACTGGTAAAAGCATAATGAACTCGCTTTCAAAATATCTAATAGCACTTGTCATTGGGATTATCCTAGGGGCAGGTGCTGTTTTTTATATGGACAGATGTCCAGAGCCAGTTACAACCGTGGTAACGCAGACCGATACTATATACAAGACAGTTGTGGATTCTACTGAGATTAAGTTCTTGAAGGAAGAATTGGCAAAGGCAAAAGCTAATGTGGAAACTGTAATCATAAATGTACCTGCAGAGAACCCAATGGGTGGTGAACCTGTGTTCAGAGAGGTTGAAACCCAAAAGTATACTGGCACCGAGGAATTGGATAATGGGACTATAGGGTATGAAATATACGCAGATAGCCTATACGCCTACAAATTCAACTTAGAGACTAAAGAAACAATCATAAACAACACCACAACCATCACCAAATGGGACACACGCTCACGTTTGTACCTAGGTGGAGGATTAGACTTCAATGTCGTAAATAAGCTACCAGAGGCAGCGTCTGTAGGTTTGATGTACAATCGAAAACAGAGGTGGGCTATCGGAGCCACAATAAGCAATAACTTCTCAGGTCTCCTACCTGCAGAGAACGCCACCACAGTAGGTGTCAAGTTCTGGTGGGGATTGGGTAAACGTAAACAGTAGTTCGAGCACCGCTGAACCCTTATTAGGTAAGTCAAGTGTCCCAGTCGAACTCTTTTGCTAGACCTCCATTAACTTGGGGGTCTTTTGCTTTTATAATATTTGCTATCTTTGTACCAAGCAGTATAATCTAAAATCTATTCAAATGATACGAAAAATAAGCATAGGCGTTGACTATAAAGACGCAATGCACTACACAGTAGGGCAGATAATGAGAGGTCAAACCATTCATTTAATTAAGCAAGTAGCTGCCAATCATTACGAAATATACATCACCGATGAGGAAAATGTAACCTTTCTTTGGAAAACGATATTCAATGTTCCAGTAGTTGTGGAATATGATATCAAGGCTTTTTCAAAGTTCGAAAAGGTAGCATGAGGTCACCATTAGATTTCTTGGTAACTCCTAAACACAAAAAGTATAACTCTACTACTCAGATAGGGAATGTAGAGTTTACAAAGGCTGTGTCTATAGAGAACGCCAAGGACGTAAGTAAAGAAGGAATCGTACTAGCTGTCCCACACAACTACAATGGGGCAATAGAAGTAGGCGATGAGGTTCTTTTACACCACAACATCTTTAGGGATTACTATGACCAAAGTGGTCAATTCAAGCATAGTCGTGCTCACATCTACGATGGAATGTACCATTGTATAGAGGAAGAGATATTCTTGTTTCGAAAGGGTTCCGAATGGGTTCCGAACATGGACTACTGTATTGTAGAGCCAATATTGGAAGATAGTATATCCTTACTGGATAAGGGAGACCTTGCACACACGGGTAACATTTACCTTTCAAACAAGCACAAGAGTAAAAGTCCTATAGGGTTTACCCCTGAGTCTGAATATGAAATTGAGATTGATGGTAAGTTCTACTACAGAATGAAGGACTCGGATATATGTCTATACGAAAGATTTGAATTATGATTGGACTCGGCTCCGATATAGAACTGGCGATTGACACCATACTTGATGGTCTGGAGTTACCGATTGACCTATCCACAGTAGAGGATAACAGGTTACGCCAAGCTATGGACTCTAAGGTCTCAGCGTTCAAGTACACTAAGGAACTGCTTGATAAGTGGATAAACTCACCTAATAAGCCTAGTGAAGAGAAGTTCAAGAGTTACATTACCCGTCTAGTCGATACTGGGGATTCTTCCATAGATAGTTTGAGACAGGCACTTCGTAAGAAGATTGATTATGCCGACCTAGACCCTACTAAGATACCAGAGGCTGTGAAGGCTAAATCTAGTATCCTGCAGTACATCCACCAGTTGGATACTTCCTTGATGGAACTTAGGATTCAGATTGAGCAGGACAAGTTCAACCTATCCGATAGAGAGTTCAAGGTTGGGTTCCCAGAGAGGTTCGCCAATGGTGAGTTCTTTCCAGAAGAGAATTATCATACCGAGTGGTATAATGAGGAAGATGGAGCAGTAATGATTTGCCCAAAGGGGACGAAGGGTGAAATAATAGAGATTGAAGGGCTTAAGGTTCAACTTCCAAAGAAACCAAAGAAGGCAGACATACTGTTTTCTAATCTATCAAAGAAGGAGCAGTATTGGAGAAGGGAAGAATTACCAGACGGTATAAATCCAGACACCGAAGATGCCTTTTCCGATTTCATCTACACACAGTTCAGACGTAGACGTGAAGGGGTATGGTTCATGAACAACGGTAAAGCTGAGTACATGACAGGTCACATGTGGTTTGCACTAGAACATTGCAAGATGCGTGATACTGGTGGATACATGGACTTCCGATATGCTCAGATGGAGATGTATTACTTTGCAGAGGCGTGTATCAGGGACAGACGTTCCCTAGGTGAACTCTTCGTAAAGTCAAGACGTACAGGGTTTACATACATTATATTGACAATTATGTTGAATGATGCCACTATGACCAAGAACGTTAACATTGGTCTGACATCTCAATCGGATGCAGATGCTAAGAAGGCGTTTGTAAAGTTCAGCTACATGTTCCAGAACTTACCGTTCTTCTTCCGTCCCGTTGTCAAAGGGGCTGTGGATTCGCACAAGATATTGGAATTTGCAAAACCTTCCGATAAATCCAAGGCATCTAAACTTGCCAGATTGAACAAGACCGAGGACTACTTAAACACTATCATAGATTTCCAACCTACAAAGGATGGTTCTTATGATGGTCAGCGTCTGTATAGGTACCTAGGGGATGAGGCATCCAAGTGGCAGAAACCTGCTAACTACGAGAATCACTTCGGTAGGATTTCACCAACGTTTGACGAAGGTGGTAACATAGTAGGTAAGGCTTTTATTGGTTCTACTGTAAACCCTATGAAAAGAGGTGGTGAAGAGTTCAAGGCTATGTACTACGGTTCGCTTATGACCAAGAGGGACAAACACACAGAACGTACACCTACTGGGTTGTACTCATACTTCCTACCTGCTCATAAGAACATGAGTAAGTTTACCGATAAGTATGGAGTCTGTCATACGGAAACACCTAAAGTAACAACCTACAATGTACACGGTGAGGTTATAAAAGGTGGATCCATTGCATTCCTTGAGGCTAGACGTAAGCAGAAGAAACGTGAATCCGATATTGCATACAACGAAGAATTGAGAGCCTTCCCCATGACCGTACAAGAGGCATTAAGGGATGAGGCTAAATCCAACATATTCAACATTGAAAAGATAAACGAACAACTTGAGGCTGCAGAGAATATGATTCTTGCACACCATATAACTCAAGGTAACTTCGAATGGGAAGGTGGTATCAGGGATACTAAGGTAGTATGGAAACCAAGTCCTACTGGTAAATTCTTCGTATCGTGGATCCCTAAGAAGGAAATGCAGAACGCATATGAGATAAAAAGAGGTGTGAGACATCCATTGAACTCCCATATAGGTTGCTTTGGTTGTGACTCCTACGATATCTCAGGTACCGTTTCTGGAAAGGGTTCCAAGGGTTCGTTACACGGTGTTACTGGTTTTACCATGGAAGATGCACCATCTAATGTTTTCTTTTTGGAATACATCTCCAGAGCAGCCACAGCAGAAATCTTCTTCGAGGACGTGCTAATGGCATGTGTATTCTACGGAATGCCAATACTCTGTGAGAACAACAAACCTAGATTATTGTATCACTTCAAGAACAGAGGGTATAGAGGTTTTTCATTATCTCGTCCAGATAAGGCAGCTAATAAGCTATCGGTTACGGAAAGGGAGTTGGGAGGGATTCCATCTTCGTCTAAAGATGTCATAACAACCCATGCCTCCTTCATTGAAAATTTTATTAGTAACTTTGTAGGAGTTTATAATGAGCAAGATGAGACAAAACAGGTACGTGAATATGGTTCCATGGGGAGCATGTTCTTTAAGCGTACACTGAAGGATTGGCTACAATTTGACATTACTGCTAGGGAAAAGCACGATGCCACGATTAGTTCTGGTTATGCGTTGATGGGATTGAACAGAGCCAAGTTGACTCCAGTTCCCGAATTGAAAACTATCAGTATAGGAATGGCTACATTTGACAATAAAGGACATCAAAGCAAACTAAGATAATGATTAAAACAAGCAACGAGATTTTCAGTACAGCAGGTTTTCCTGACGTTTTAGACACCAACAAGGATTCTACTGAGTTTGGTGGTAAAGTCGGTAAGGCTATTGAGAATGAATGGTTCAAGAGGAACAAGAATAGCGATGCTAGGTTCTACGATAACCAATTCAAATACCACAGACTTAGGTTATATGCCCGTGCGGAACAACCTATACAGAAGTATAAGAATGAGATGGCTATCAATGGTGACCTTTCATACTTGAACCTTGACTGGACTCCTGTACCAATTCTACCTAAATTTATAGATATCGTTGTAAACGGTATATCCAATAGGTCATTCTCAGTAAAGGCTCAGGCTGTTGATTCATTAGCTACCGAGCAACGTAGTAAGTACGTAATCGAGATGGAGAAGGATATGGTTGCTAGACAAATGTTGATGGAAGGACAAGAAGTCCTAGGTGTCAATGGTTTTGCAAACGACCCTAACTCTGTACCAGAAACCACAGAGGAATTGAACGTACACATGCAACTTAACTACAAGCAAGCTATTGAGATTGCAGAGGAAGAGGCTATTGACTACATATTTAAAGCAAACGAATTTAACGATATCAAGAAACGATTTGACTACGATGTAGCTGTGTTGGGAGTTGGTGCAATGAAACACACCTATGACCCATCATTCAAATCAGGTATCAAGATAGAATATGTTGACCCTGCAACGTTGGTTCACTCCTACTCGGAAGACCCATATCGTCAGGATTGCTATTACTTCGGTGAAGTAAAGAAAATACCACTTACTGAACTTAGAAAGATAAACCCAGAGATTACTAAAAACGAAATGGAGCAAGCCAAAGGTGCTGCTGCAGATTGGGAGGTTTACCATAGGTTCAAGGAAGACCAGAGAAGTGGATTCGATGGTCATGAGACCAACGTACTGTTCTTCAACTACAAAACTACAAAAGACATTGTCTATAAGAAACGAGTAAATCCTAATACTGGTAAGGTCAGCCTTATCGAGAAAACAGAGGATTGGAACCCACCTGCAGATAAGCTAGGTGATTCTAAAAGAATCGTTAAGACTATAGACGTATGGTACGAAGGTGCGCTAGTACTAGGTAGTAACATACTATTGAAGTGGGAACTTGTTAAGAACATGGTAAGACCTAAGTCTAACAACTCCACAGCAATGGCTAACTACGTAGTGGTTGCCCCTAGAATTTATGACGACAGAACTGAATCATTATGTCAGAGAGGTTCAATCTTCGCTGACCAGATTCAGATTGTGAGCATGAAACTACAACAAGTAGCAGCCCGTGTTGTACCAGATGGTGTATACATTGATGCTGATGGTCTAAACGAAATTGACCTTGGGGATGGAAGTAAGTACGACCCTAAGAGGGCATTACAATTATTCTTCCAGACAGGTTCGGTCATTGGTAGGTCATTGACATCTATGGGTGAATTTAACCATGGTGCTGTACCAATTAAAGAAATCAATAACAACTCAGGACGTGCTAAGATACAGGCACTTATTGAATTGTATAACTATTACCTACAAATGCTTAGGGATGTTACTGGTCTTAACGAGGCAAGTGATGGCTCTACTCCAGACTCTAGGTCATTGGTCGGTGTGCAAAAACTTGCAGCACTTAACTCAAATACCGCTACACGTCACATTCTTGACGCAGGTGTTTATATGACCAAGAAGATTGCAGAGGCTGTGGGTTACAGAATATCCGATGTACTTGAGTATTCAGATGATAAGAAGACTTTCATCCAAGCTATAGGGAAGGCTAACGTTTCAATCTTACAAGAGATTTCAAAACTATACCTTCACGACTTCGGTGTATTCATCGAGATATCACCAGATGCACAAGAGAAGGAGTACCTTGAGCAGAACATCCAACAGGCTCTTGCGAAAGAACTTATTTACTTGGATGATGCTGCCGAACTGCGTGACATTAAGAACGTCAAGTTGGCAAATCAACTGATGAAAATCCGTAGACAAGCTAAACTTAAAGAGGAACAAGAGCGTCAAAAAGACCTCATCAAGACCCAATCCGAGGAACAAACTAAGACTGCACAAGCTAAGGCTCAGGCTGACCAAGCTAAGGAACAAGCTAAGGTTCAGGCTCAGATTGCAATCGATACTAACCTTAAGGATTTAGAGAATAGAAATCAAGATGAGGAAATGAACCGTAAGGAATACCTAATGAGTGTGGAGTTTGAGTACAACATGCAAATTAGAGGTATGGAGGCAAGTACCAAGACAACGGTGGAGAATCAAAAAGAAGATAGAAAGGACAAACGTCAAAGAGAGCAAAACACAGCTACATCTAAGATTGCAGACCAGAAGGCTAAGGGTAAGGCACCCGTTAACTTCGAGTCTACAGAAGACTCTTTAGATGGATTTGATATGTCATCTTTCGAACCAAAATAAAGGAGTGAAAACAGGGGGTCTAAAGGTAAATAATATTATTATTATCTTTGTACCGATAAGTATATAATCTAAAATCTATTCAAATGAAATTAAAACCAGTAAATGTCGATTTGGACATAGAAGGAAATACTGTCGTGAGTGACGTGCCCCAAAACGAACCAATTAAAGAAGAAGGCAATGAACCACAACCAACAGATGACCCAGTTGAACCAATTCCAAACCAAGATGGAACGGATGATGGAGAACCTACAGGAGATGGACAGGGAGATGAGCCAACGCCTAACCAAGGTGAGCCAGAACCTCAACCAGATGTAGAACCTGAGCCAGATGTTGAGTCAGAACCTCAACCAGAACCTGACGATAATGATGTAGTTGATTACGATGAACTACCAGAGGCTGTGCAAAGGTATCTTGATTTCCATGAGGAAACTGGAAGGAGTTTAGAGGATTTTATCAAAGCACAAACAAAGTGGGACGATAAACCTCAAGAGCAAGTAATAAGAGAATACTATCAAAGGATTAATCCGAACTTAGATGCAGAGGATATCAACTTTGATTTAGAAGATAGTTTTGGATTTGACGAATACATCGATGATGAGCGTACAATCCAAAGAAAGAAAATCGCTAAGAAGAAGTTCTATAGTGAGGCGTTAAAAGAACTGAACGCTGAGAATGCGAAATATGGTACCGTGCTTGAGTCAAGTGCATCCATTCCACAATCAGCTAAGGAGGCAATCGCCTTTAAAGAACAATTTGAGGCACAACAAGCAGCTAGTTCGAAAGAGTTAGATGCAAAACGAGATTACTTTGTTAAAGAGACTGACAAGGTTCTTAGTAAAGATTTCAAAGGTTTTGAAATTGATTTAGGCGAAGGTGTAAAAGCTACATACAAGCCTGAGAACATACAGAAGACGAAAGAGCAAAATCTCAACGTGAATAACTTGTTAAGCAAGTTTACTGACAAAGATGGCAACATCACCGATGTACAAGGATATCATATGGCATTGACATTTGCATCCGACCCTGCAGCAGTAGCAAAACATTTCTATGAAATGGGACAGGCTGACAACGCAGACAAGGACGCACGGAAAGCTAAGAATATCGACATGGGTACTAGACAGGTTAATCAACCTCGAAGTACTGGTGGATTCAAGGTGAGGGCTGTGGATGTTGGAGAACAGAAACAACGAGCGACATCAAAACCAATTATTAAACTAAGGAATTACTAACTTTAACATTTAAAACCAATTAAACAATGGCATTAGCAGCATCACCAACGTTTAGCTTGACACCTAGCCCAGAGCCACAGGTACTAGCTACAAATTATATCACCGACTTCGACTTTTTGAAGACTGAGTTGCCTGATACTTACTCTGAGAACTTCGAGAGATATGGTAATCGTACGATTGCATCTTTCTTGAGAGCATCCTCAGCCGAGTACCCTTGCACCTCTGACCTTATTAAGTGGACAGAAGAAGGTAGATTACACACACAGTACACAGACGTAAGTCGTGCTGTAGGAACTAACACGTTCACAAAAACAGGTCACAACTTCCGTAAGCGTCAAACTATTATCATCTCTGATGGTTCAGTAGTTGAGAAGGCTCTTATCACGGATGTACCTGATGTGAACACATTCACAGCAGTTTCTTTCCTTTCTGGAGGATTTACTCACGCAACAGCATCCGCTACACTTAAGGTGTACGTATACGGTTCTGAGTTCGGAAAAGGAACAAATGGTATGGAAGGTGCATTAGAGGCTGTTCCTGAGTTCTTCGAGAACAACCCTATCATCATCAAAGACAAGTACGAAGTCAATGGTTCAGACATGACTCAAATCGGTTGGGTAGAAGTATCTACTGAAGGCGGTGGTTCTGGTTACCTATGGTACTTGAAGTCTGAGCACGAAACTCGTTTACGTTTTGAGGATTACCTTGAAATGTCAATGGTAGAAGGTGTTCCTGCTGAGGCAGGTTCTGACGCTGCTGCCGTAGCGAATGGTACCAAAGGTTTATTCCACGAAGTGGGTAGCAGAGGTAACCTTTTCAACGGAGTTGCATCAGCACAAGCTGATTTTGATAACATCTTGAAGAGACTTGACAAGCAAGGTTCTATCATGGAGAACATGTTCTTCGCAGACAGAGACCAAAACTTGGCTATCGATGACTTCTTGGCAAGCAAGAACTCTTACGGTGCAGGTGGAACATCTTACGGTGCTTTCAACAACCAAGAGAAGATGGCGTTGAACTTAGGATTCTACGGATTCCACAGAGGTTCTTACGAGTTCTACAAGACTGACTGGAAATACCTTAACGATGCATCCACTCGTGGTAACATCGATGGTACTGGTAAAGTAAGAGGTCTAATCGTACCTTCTGGTACTAAGACAGTTTACGACCAAATCCTTGGGAAGAAAATCCGTCAGCCTTTCTTACACGTTAAGTACCGTAAGTCAGCGACTGAGGACAGACGATACAAAACTTGGTTGACTGGTTCAGCAGGTGGAGCGTCTAACTCTGACCTTGATGCAATGCAAGTTCAGTTCTTGTCAGAGAGAGCACTTGTAGTTATCGGAGCGAACAACTTCTTATTAATCGAAGACTAAGCATAGCTTATTAAACTAGGGGGTGGTGTAACAACTACCCCCTTTTTATTTATATTATTTTCAGTATCTTTGCACCAGTAATAACATCTAATCTAAATTCAAATGGCATCTAAGAAGAATACCCCTGCCTTCGCTAAAGGCAAGACAAGGACTTACATCCTTACACAAAAAGCAACACCCATTACGTATCAACTACGTTCTAGGGACACACAGCACAACCCCTTACAATATTTCGATGGAGATGGTCTAAGAGCACTTCGTTACTTGAGTAATCAGAAGGAAATCTTCGTTGACGCTCAGAACGATAATCTAGCCATCCTTGGTACCGTACTTTTCGAAGACGGTAAATTAGTGGTTGACGCTCAGAACACAACTCTTCAATTCTTCTTACTACATCACCCAGATAATGAGGTGAACGGTGGTAGTAGGTTTAAGGAATTTGACCCAGAGTCTGTGGCTAAGGACGAACTTGACAAAATGGAACAACAGTACGAGGCTATCAAGATAGCCTTGGAAATGGACATCACCGACCTTGAGGCTATCGGACGTGTACTATTTAAGTCTAAAGTTGACACAATGCCAACTTCTGAACTTAAGAGAGACGTTACATTATATGCCCGTAACAACCCTGCCAAGTTCATTGAACTAGCAAATGACTCTGACATTAAGTTGAGAAACTTAGCAAACAGAGCAGTAGACTTGAACATTATCGGTGTAAGAGACGATAATACTACTATCTACTGGGTTGACAGTAAGAAGGTAATTGTGAAACTACCATTCGGTAGCAATCCTTTCACCTCCCTTGCTCAGTACTTTAAGACTGACGAAGGAGCCGAAGTAATGAAGGCTATTGGAGTGAAGTTAGGAAAATAACAACCAACCAATCATAGAGAGAGGATATGTGCAAGTAAGCATGTATCCTCTTTTTTGTTTATCTTTGTGAAAAGATTTAAGCAAATGATTGATAACGTTAGAAAAGTAGTACACGACTTTCTGGAGAAGGATAATCGAGGTTGGATACAACCAGAGAGGTTTAACAGATATGCGTACCTAGCACAAATAGAGATATTTGAGTCCTACTTCTATGAATATAACAGATGGCTTAATTTGCAGAATAAGCGAATGAGTAACACGGGCTATTCTGACATTCCCAAGAATATTAGGGAGAAGTTGGATAGATTCCAGAAGGACGGGGTATTGACATACGATACCGATAGATTCTTCGCACCTGCAGATACCTACAGGGTTATGGAGATTTACTATAACGACAATAGAATAGAAGAGACAACTAAAAGGAGAGCCAATCTTCTGAACAAATCAAACCTCACAGCACCATCCACATCATATCCAATCTACTACAAATTAGAGGATGAGTTCGTTGTATTACCTGCAACAATAATAGACAGCGTAGAAGTTAACTACATAAGAATACCTGCCACTCCTAAGTGGACATATCAAATGGTATCAAACAATCCAGTATTCAACCCTTCTAACGGAAGTTATCAGGATTTTGAAATACATCCATCGGACGAGTATAAACTTGTCTCTAAAATATTAAGCTACGTTGGCGTGTCTGTGAGAGAGCAGGATATCGTACAGTATGCGGAAGGAAAGCAACAACAGCAAACAGTAAACGAAAATAGAGCATAATGGCAGTACTACCAACAGGGGTAACCCCACAAGACTTTTACGAAAACCCTGCATACGAAGATTTGCAAGGTGGTTATCAGTACGTGACATTGGCTGACGTTATCAATAACTTCGAATTAATGTACGTAGGGGATGATAAACTCATCAACAACATAAACCGTGACATTGTTCTGTTTCACGCTAAGAGAGGCTTGCAGGAGGCTAATTTCGACATTCTAAAGGAGATTAAGGGTATAGAAATAGATTTGAGTGAGACTTTGACGTTAATCCTCCCAGAGGACTACGTAAAGTATGTCAGAGTGTCATGGGTCGATAGGGCAGGTAACTTCCACCCTATGGTGATGAACGATGATACAAAGATTGCAGAGGCTTATCTTCAAGATAACGACTACAATATCCTATTCGATGAATCAGGAAATGTACTTAAGGCTGCAGATAACAGTTACGACCAGACAAATATACCTTCTGGGTACAGACAATATCGAGTTGATAATGATGGTTTCGATTACTCAGAACTAAGAACTAGTGGCAGATTCGGTCTCAACACAGCAAAAGCTAACTACAATGGATGGTTTACTGTGGACAAGTCCAGTGGTGTCATGAAATTCTCATCCAATGTCGGAACCAGAACAATAGTACTTGAGTACATATCAGACGGACTGGAATCCAGTGACCCTGATAAGGTAAGAGTGCATAAGTTTGCAGAAGAGGCTCTGTACAGATACATTGAATGGATGATTCTCGATTCTAAGTTGGGTATACAAGAGTATATCATAAAAAGGAAGAGAAAGGATTACGATGTAGCTAGGAGAAGAGCCAAGATGAGACTCAACGGTATTACCTTTGATGACATCATGCAAGCAATGAGAGGTAAAGACAAAAGGATAAAGTAATATGAAATTAAGACAAGCCTTTTACGGGGCGAAGATGAACAAGGACTTAGACCTACGTTCAATCGCCAAGAATGAATATCTACATGCCGAGAACGTTCGTATCATCACTCCAGATGGTGCTAACGCTAGTACGGTGAGGTTTGCATTGGGTAATAGTCAACTTTCATCATTCAACTTTGGTACCAACGCTAAATGGATGGGTCATGAGGTTGATTACTTTGCCAACACTATTCGTTGGGCTGTCAAGTCAGATACTGGTAACTACGTGGTTGAATACAACGTACTGACTGATACTGAGTCAATTATACTACAAGATACACGTGCAGGTGCAGCAAACATCCTAAACTTTCAGGATGGTTTTGAAATGACTGACATTCGTTTCATCAATGATAACGACAATGGTAGGTCTTTCATGTTCATGACGGATAACTTCAATGAACCAAGGTACTTCAACATAGCTAGGGCTAAGACTTACGGTCTCAACGGTTTCGATGAGGCAGACATCTCTTTGATTAAGATGCCACCATTGAACGCACCTTCCTTGACATTAGGTGATACCGTTTCTCAGGAAGAGAATAACCTAGAGAGTAAGTTCGTTGCATTCGCATATAGGTACAAATACTTAGATGGTGAATTTAGCGCATTATCTCCTTTCTCGGAATTTGCTTTCAGGGCGAAAGGTTTCAGCTACGATTACGCCACATCTACCAACAACTCCATGTTCAATAGGTACAGTAAGGTCGATGTTGCCATTGACACTGGAACTTCTAGGGTTGTTGCCATTGATATTATATTCAAAGAGGCTGTCAGCAACACAGCATGGATTGTAGAAAGAATCAGCAAGGATGATAAAGGATGGGCAGATAATACTACCCAGACTATTACATTCTCGAACAACAAGATATTACAAGCACTTGACAGTACGCAACTGGCAAGGGTATATGATAACGTACCTTTGAAAGCCAAAGGTTTAGAGATAATTGGTAACCGACCAATCTTCGGAAACTACACAGAGAACTATGACATTATTGACGGTGTTGGAAGTACTATTTATCCATCGCTATCACTTGGTTACACGTCTACAGCAGGGACTGTGGGTGCTCCGTACACTACTGTCAAGAGTATCAGGGACTATGAAATAGCGATTGCATACCTAGACGGTAAGGGTAGAATGACTACACCTATTACGAGTACTGACAACACAACGTTCGTGTTGAATGGGGATGCGGATAAGGAAAACAAACTACAAGTTACAATTGACAGTAAGGCACCTGCGTGGGCTACCCACTACAGGTTCTTCATAAAGCAATCTAAGACTTCTTATGATACTGTGGCACCCGTTGTCTTCTACAGAGACGGTGTGTACGCATGGTTGAAGATTGAAGGGAGCGATAGGAACAAGTTCGAAGTTGGGGATATAGTATACGTAAAGTCTGACACTTCTGGTCTAAGGACTGAGGTTACCCAGACCAAGATACTTGACATCCAAGACCAATCTAGGAACTTCCTCGAAACTGACCCTGTCATCATCGATGGTACTGAGACTTTACAGTTAGAAGGTACCTACTTCAAGGTAAAAGCTACTGGTTTCAGTCTAAGTTCAGATGCGGTACAGATATACGATGATATAGGTGGTGGTTACCGTAGTAACTCAACCCCTAATAACTTCTCAGGTAGTCAAGACTACATTGAGCAACCTGTATATTATGGTACCATAGGTGTGGATGACTTGTCAAGGTCAGGGACTTACACAGGTTCTGTTGATATCAGGTATGAGATTGAGATTATGGCAACTGGTGCTCCAGATACTTTCAGGTGGAGAGAGGTTGACGCTACAAACGGCACAACTGGTGCATGGAACGATAACGCAGGTTTAGGTATAAATATCACTGGGGCTGCTCAAGTATTGTCAAATGGTGTAAGTATTACATTCGGTGATACTGTGAACCACCAGACGGATGACGCATGGGTAGTATCAGCCAAGTCGAAAGATGTAACCGACTCTTGGAATGGTGGAGGTAGTGTTGGTGGTAACGGTAGACGTGCCATCGTCATGTATATGGGTAAAGACCCTGTAGTAGATGAATCCATAAAAGGTGGAGCCACTATCACAATTCGATACGATGACAGCGCATCTGGTTCAGATGTAGCTGACCAGATTCCTGCATTTGAGGATACCTTTACAACTACTCAGGCTTACGCAAACCTAGAGGAATGGTTCCATGGGGACAATATAATCTCACAGATGACCTACCCTAACTCTTTGGACAGGGTATGTTTCCGTAGAGGTACATTTACGAAGTTCGTTGACGGTCTTGAGCAGGTGACTAACATCACAGGTAATGCCAACGATGAAATGATTATGCTATTCCTATCTTCTGCCAACTACACAGGTGGTGGTAAGGTAAGGGTACCTGCATCTATCAACATCTCAGAACTTGACAACAATATTATATTCGAGACTATTCCGATTGATAACAACTCGGATATCTTCTACGAATTACCATATACATATACAATCAGTGGGGACAATCACTTAGGTGCAGCAGGGGATACTAACCAAGTATTTGGTTCTGTCAACGCTGTGATTAACCTAGACTATTTCAACTCGTTCGGTTGGGCTAACGGTTTTGAATCTTACAAGATTGGTGATAGCTTTAACGGTAAGGAGATGATACTTGACACAAAACCTTTGTCACCAATAGATGAATACAAGCAGGTCACTAGGATTGCATCCTTGACATATGGTGGGGTTTACGAGCGTACAACTAGCTACAATGCAGTAAATGAGTTCAACCTATCCCTTGCCAACTACAAGGACATGGATGATGCATTCGGTAGTATCCAGAAGTTATTCTCAAAAGATACCGACCTGTATGTTTTCCAAGAGGACAAAACTCACAGAGTACTATACAGTAAGGACGTTCTATTCAATGCAGACGGTTCTGGTAACGTGCAACAGAGTACTAATGTACTTGGTCAGGAGATTGCATTCGCAGGGAAGTACGGCATCGGCTTACATCCAGAGTCATTTGCATACCATGGTAACATGATTTATCACGTTGACGGTGACGCAGGTGCGCTCATGAGGCTAGGTGGTGACGGGTACACAGAGATATCCAACTACGGGTTCCAGAACTACTTCCGAACACTACCTACGCAGACATTATTCGTTGGAGGTTATGACCCATTCGATGACGTTTACATGTTGAATGTTACCAGTACGGGAACTGCCCGTACGTTATCGTACAGCGATAGGGTTAATGGTTTCCCAGTATTCTATTCTTATGTACCAGAGGCTATGTTGAACATCAACAACAAGTTCTACAGTATTAAGAATGGTCAACTGTACCAACACCACGTATCCAATGTGGAGGGTGGAGTAATTATCAACCGTTTCTATGGTGAGGAATTTGACGCTCACATCGAGACAGTATTCAACGATGCACCTAATGATATCAAGGTATTCAAGAACATCAACATCGAGGGTAACTTCGCATGGGAAACTTCTCTTGAGACTAACTTGACATCTAGTTCAATCGCAGCAAGCGAGTACGAAGAGTTTGAATCTGAGTTCTACGCATACATAAGAGGTAACGCTCCTGCAACGTACGACTTTTCTAGCGTATCCGCAGTACAAGGTCTTGGTACCATTGTGAACATAACGGGTAACGTAATTACAATAGGAGCACCGTACATCAATGAATCATTAGCAGTAGGTGACGATGTGATAAGATTCTCAGGAGATGACAACTACACAGTAGTAGGTAACGTGGTTTCAATAAACTATGACACCAATGAGATTACTCTCGATGCTGTGGAAGTTGGAACTGGGTTTGACTTTGTAATGTTAGCCAAGGACGGTAGGAGTGAATCATCAGCAATGAAAGGTTACTATATGAAGGTTACATTAACATCGGCAACCTCAACAGTAGATGCCGAGTTATTTGCCATAAACACCGAAGTATTTAAGAGTACCGATTAATTTTGTATCTTTGTTGTAATGGAATATAATACTATGGAGTTATACAATGTTAGGATGTTGGATGAATCCGACTACGAGATTCTTGTAGAATGGTGGAACTGGTGGAAATTTACACCACCACCTAGAGATTTCTTACCAGAGAATGGAACATGTGGAGTCATTATAGAAGACTCAAAAGGAGTTCCACATTGTGCAGGTTTTTTATACTTGACTAATAGCGGTGCAGCATGGGTAGAGTTCATAGTATCCAATCCTGATATAAAGGATAAGACAGTTAGAAAGTTAATGTTGAATGGTTTAATCAATGCCATATCGTCATACGCCAAGTCTAACGATGTGAAATGGATTTTTACAAGTGTAAAGAATAAGAGCCTCATTGATAGGTATTCCGATTGCGGATTCACAGTAGGTTCAAAGGAAACAACAGAAATGATAAAACGATTATAAAACATGGCAGTAGGGATATACAAGATAACTTCACCAAACGGTAAGATTTATGTTGGACAATCTGTTGACATTGAAAAAAGATGGAGTAGGCACTACAGATATCTTGGTAATTCTTCACAGGACAGACAACCTGTATTACGTAACTCTATGAAGAAGTATGGATTTAAAAATCATATCTTTGCAATGATAGAAGAATGTAATATTGAAGATTTAAATAAAAAAGAGAGATATTGGCAAATACTCTTAAAACCAGAACTTAATTGTAGAGTTCAAGGATTAGATGATAAGAGCGGATATTTATCCGATAAAGTTAAAAAGAAAATATCACAGTCTAGGAAAGGACATGTGGCTTGGAATAAAGGAACTAAGACGGGAAAGCCTTCTGGTTCAAGTAAATTAATAGTAAATGAAGAGACGATCGTGACTGGGAAAC